GGATAATAACGATTATTAACCTTTGCGTTATTTAAATTAGATTTTTTTAGTTTTTTTTATTTTGATCGCATTATGCAAGATAATGGCCACCCCAAGGCTCAGGCTTTAAATAATTGCAGTTTACGCCTTGAGCAACAATGCTAAAAATCAAAATTCTTGCAATAAAAAGCTCAATGCGCTTGATTTTTGTCCAAACGCCACATAGTTACTTATAGTATGGAGGTGCTTTTGGATGAGTTTGGTTGCAAAAGCTACACAACTATTGGCAGTTGTTTTCACGCTTTCTTGCGCCCAACCTACACCAGCAACCGTCGTTGAGCAGCCCGCACCAGTACTACTGCAAACAATTGAGTGTGGCTCTAACGGCATTAACGCATCCCGCGACCATGCATCGACCGCTTCTTCTTGGAGGATGGGCAGAGTTGCCAGCCAAACAAGAAACGCGGCTGTAAAAATACTGCACGTTGACGGTTCCCGTCGCGGATCTGGTGTTTACATGAGATACGAAGGTCACACAATAGTTTTGACCGCTGCCCACGTTATTGATGGCGGCCCGCCCTACGTTTTTGTTGAAAACGAATCTGGAGAACAAACTGTAGGCGCAGTCATAAACTTTGAATTGTCTAGTTCCCAAGACTTTGCTGTGATAGTACTCCAATCAGAATTACAGCACAGCACTGCTATGCCTCTAAAACTTAGAGATAATTATAGAGAAGCTGTGGGAGAACAGGTTGTTTATTCGGGAAGTCCCGGCCACCACGATTTGTTAACTATCTATGGCAACGTAGCGGGCATCGCTCCAAACCAAAATTTAATTTTGCACTCTTACGCTTGGATGGGTGCTTCAGGTTCGGGAGTTTTCGACCATCGAGGAAACCTTATTGGAATCTTAAGGGCCATCGATGTCAATTCGGGTGTAATCGCCCCGCAACTTACAGAAGATATCGTCTGGATTGCTCCGATCAACAATTCAGATCTAGAAAGGTTAGCAATTATATTAAGGATATATGAGCTTTCGGAAGAGATAGAAAAAATTGAATAACAAAAAATAAAGGAATAGCAAATATATGAAGAACACGATCAGAAACTTAGGCCTTATGCTTGTAATGTTTGCTGTTTCGTGTATGCAGCCCGACTATTCTATTGTTACTGGCGGTGATGGCGAAACGGTGTATGTTGAAGTACCCGGAGAGACAGAATATGTTGAGGTACCAACATATATATTGGTAGAAGTACCCGGCGAAACGCAGTATGGCGAAATATGGGTAGATTCTTTCGTCCAACCTCAAAGTGTTGACGGAGTAGATATCTTGTGGGTCATCGATACCTCTGGTTCAATGTATAGATACGATCCTGAGTTGATGGCCGGCATTGAAGCCATGTTGGAGGCCTTGCCTGAATCGGGCTGGCGTTTAGCCATGATGAGTAACGATCCGACAAAAGCTGCTGTAGAAGCTCAGTTTCCATTAGTGCCGGGGGATGATGTTGCTGACGCAATAGACATGTATAACAACATGGGCAGAGGCGGCAGAGAAGAAGGCTTTGATGCCGCGTACGAATACATCGTCAACAACTCTTATGCCTCTACTTGGTTACGTCCTGACGCTGCGTTGTTAGTTGTATTTGTTTCTGATGAAGAAGAGCAGAGTGATGACCACTTCACAAATATAGATGATTTTAAAAGCTGGTTCAGCACTCAACGTGGAGGTTCGGCTTATGCTGCGAGCATCGTCAATGTTGCTCAAGCAGATTCAGTTTGCGACAGCCCGCCGAGTTCAATTGACATTGGCGATAGATACATAGAGGCAACTAACTATTTTAGTGGCGTCATTGTGGACATATGCGATGAGGACTGGGCCCCCGGTGTGCAGGATGCGTCTAGTCGCCTAGAGCCATATGAAAAACTAGAGCTTACATATGTGGTTAGTGACGAATCAACTATCCGTGTTTTCGTCAACGGCGCGCTGAATTGGGACTGGTACTATCAGGCTTCAGATAACACCGTATACTTCACTGTGATTCCTTCCGGCAACGATCATGTAGATATCGGATACCATTATGACCCCGACGATCCGCATGGCTATGGGTCAGGAGATACAGGAGATACGGGAAGTTAAACCTTTGGAGATGAGGGTCGAGATGACTGAAGAAAAAAAGAAG